CCCTGGAACCCGAAGATGGGTCCGCCCCCGGCATGGGACGGTTCCTGGGACGCGTGTATGGTGATCGTCACCGACTTCGAGGTACTGGTGCAGGGCCTCGTGTGGCTCGAGACCGGTCAGCACCATTTCAGATCGATCATCCTTGACTCGATCTCGGAGATCCAGCGCAAGCTCAAGGACAAGATCAGCCCGGCCGGCGACAAGTGGAAGCAGGATCAGTGGGGTGAGCTGCTTCGACGGATGGACATCGTCCTCCGTGGTTACCGAGACCTCACCTTGCACCCCATCAACCCGATGCAGATGGCCGTGTTCGTAGCTGAGACTCGGCTGCAGAGTTCGGGTATGTTCGAGCCGAACCTCGAGGGTGGTATCAGAGCTGCTCTCCCGTACTGGTTTGACATCATCGGTTATCTCGAGATGGAGCAGTACAGGAACGCGGACGGGTCCTTCGCGTTCGACCAGTACGGGGAGCCGTATGAATCGCGGTGGTTACTCACCCGACCAACAAATCCCCTCTACTATGCAGGGCAGAGGGTTCAGGCCCGAGTCCCCGCGGTTCTATACGGCACTCCGTCAAGTACCGCTCCTCCGACCATGTGGGATGCGACCCCCAACCTCACACGAGATGTCCTGTGGAAGGTGTACCCGCACCTTGCTCCCCAGGCGACCCAATAAGCAGAAGGGATACGACAGATGACAGGTGTCAACTTCGCAGACCTCGTTCGACAGTTCGGGGGAAGCGAGCCAGTGCCCGACGGTGAGTACGACATCGAGGTCAGTGGGGCAGCGGTGAAGTCGAGCCGTACCCAGCCTCCGAAGTGGATGGTCGAGGCAAGGCTCCGGATCCTCCAGGGTCCCTACGCCAATCGTGTCTCGGTCCACAACTTCGTCCTCACTCCCGACAACGACGGGGCGATGTACCACTGGTTCCGGAACTTCGCCATCCTCGGCCTCGACGCGAACTACTGGGGTCAGCTCAACGTCCCGGTCGAGCAGGCCCTCCCGCAGGTGGCCCAGGCCATCCAGGGTCGGCAGGCTCACGTCACCCTCAAGACGGCGTCAGGGCGACAGAACGTCGACTCCTGGGCCATGCTCGCACAGCAGGTTCAGGGCGTGCCCCAGCCGCAGGCCCCCCAGCCGGGTTACGGGATGCAACCCGGGATGCCAGCACCGCAGTTCCAGCAGCCCATGCAGCCTGGACAGCCGGTGATGCAGGGTCAGACGGGATTCCAGCAGATGCCCCAGCCCAACGTGGGGCCACCGCCCATGCAACCCCAGCCTCCGATGCAGCCACAGCCGCAGCCCATGCAGCCGCAGATGCAACCGCAGGCACCCCCGATGCCACAGGCACCTCCCCAGGCACCACCTCCCCCGCAGGGAGGGGTGGCACCTCCGGTCCAGCCGCAGATGCCCACGCCCCCGGGATACCCGCAGCCGCAGCAGGCTCAGCAGCCCCAGATGCCGCAGCAGCCCGATCCCAACCAGGCGCAGCAGCTTCCGGTGCCTCCTGGGTTCCCGCAGCCGGGTCAGGCTCAGCCCCAGGCCCAGCCCACGGATCAGCTGCCGGGTCAACCGCTCAACCTGCAGCAGCCGCCCCAGCAACCGCTCCCCGTGCCGGGCACACCCCCGCCGGTGGTCCCCACCTGACCACCGCCTGATCGTGGTGGGGGTGGCGCACAGCTCACATACCCGTTGACTCGAATCCGCGCGACAACGGAAGCCACCCCCACCGCGAACCCCCTGAGAGAGGAGCGACCTTGAGGATCGCGTACACGAAGATCGGGCGTACCCAGGCCTACGATCCGGCCAACTGGGGCGTGGCAGGAGGAGACTGGGAGGCCCCCCTTCTCCTGAACCGACTGGCAAGGCAGTACCCCGAGGTGGAATTCGTACTGGTGGGTCACAACGACTGTGCTGATCCCCAGAAGGTTGGACTTCCTTCCAACGTGAGCAACCCGAACATCGACCTCCGGGGTGACGTGCGGCGAGCTGAGATCGTCATCAACGTCAAGGGCACCCCACCTCCTGAGAACTCAGCAACGTACATCAGGTACATGCGGGAGATCTGGGACCCCGTCCTCGACGAGTGCGACGGGATCATCTCCTGGATCGGACAGAACGACACCATCAACCAGCCGATCCCGAAGGTAGACGGCACCACGGGACTCGGAAGCTCGCGGATGATCTACATACGGAATGTCAGTTACATCATGTCGTGGATCAACCACTGGCGCAACAAGGATCCGTGGCACCACGAACCGGTGTGGCTGTGCTCGGACATCTGGAATCAGCTCAAGGCCCGAGACCTGAAGTGGCCGCAGAGGCGACCGATCCTGTGTCAGTACGACTTCCAGACCAACCCGTCCTCGTACCGATACGGTGATCCCAAGTCTCCTGAGGAGTACGGGTTTGGAGACGTAGCTAGGTGGCACCCGAAGCACGAGGGATGCTGGGCATGGAAGCAGGAGTACGTCTACTCCGGACTCGAGCTGGGGTCCTGCGTTCCTGACTCGATCCAGTTCAACGACCAGTGGGAGGGCCGACGTCGCTTCGGGGTGATGGTGAACCAGTCCCGTGAGGCAAGTGGACGAGACGAGGTGCTCAGGGACTGGATCAAGCCGATGTGGCCTGACTGGATCGTGGGGTCCTGGGACGACGATCGGAAGCAGGGCCTTGCCATCGAGCCGTATCCCTGGCACGCGGTCCCCCAACTACTACAGACCGTGCACTGCTCCTTCGCGGTGCCCATCAAACTGTCCGCCTCGTGGGCTACCCCGAAAGCGTGGGAGCTGTTCGCGGCAGGGACGGTCTGCTTCATGCACCCGAAGTACGACACCCAGGGACACATCGTTCCCACGCTCAACCAGTGTGACGAGATGGACGAGGAGTACGGCGGTCCGTCCACCCAGACACATCTAGCCCGCTGGCTTCGAGTAGAATCAGTGAGCCAGCTTCGGAAACGGATCGATCACCTGCACGCCAACCAGGAGGACTGGGAGTGGATCGTGAGAGCGCAGAGAGCAGTGTTCAACGTCGCGAGAGAGGAGAACCTGTGTCTGACCATGATCGGGGAGAGCCTCGGGTTCCCGACATCTCGCGACGAGAAGGGTATGACCGCCTGACGGCCATGCTCACCCGCCAGTGGCGGCTTCAGGTCGGGTCGTTCAAACGTGACCCTATCACCATGATCGGCGCCGAGAGAGCTGCGTACGTCACGATCAACCACACAGCTCTGATCAAGGAACTGGGAGAGGCGCTCGACGAGATTCACTGGAAGGACTGGGAGGACAACGACTACCTCAACCGTGAGCAGTACGTCAAGGAGCTGGTCGACGCCCTGCACTTCTTGATGAACCTCCTGCTGATCGCGGTTCACGTCAACGAGGTGGGCACTGGGTCAATCTCGGATCTTGCCAGTGAGATCTACTCCCGGTACTTCGACAAGGCCGCGGTCAACGCCAAGCGACAGGAAGAGGGGTACGACGGAGTGTCGACGAAGTGCTCTTGTGGTCGAGACGTAGGTGACCTGCCTCGGGGCGAGCTGGTGCGTCCCGGGGATGCTGGGGCAGAACGGGGAAGGATCTGCCCGTGTGGTAGGTGGCACCCGGATGCTGCATGATCTGACCGCCATCGACTGTCAGGGCTTTGCCGGAGGATTTACCCTCGGCACTGTCCAGTCAGGCTTCCGTCTCGTGGGGAAGCGCGAGATGAGGGGTGGCTTCGGGGTGTTCAACTGCGAGGCCAACCGACACCTACTCGGTGAGCACTGGGAGGCTCAGGTAGCTGACCCCGCCGAGTGGGTACCGTACAAGGTCGACTTTGTGTTCGGGAACCCACCGTGCTCGGGATTCTCCACCCTGTCGCCCAAGGCGTTTCGGGGTATGGACTCCAAGATCAACGACTGCATGTGGGCGTTCGCTCACTTCGCGGCCTCATGCTACCCCCAGGTCGCCATCTTCGAGAGCGTTCAGGCAGCGTTCAAGAAGGGCCAGTCGCTCATGCAGGCTCTTCGCGAGAGGGTCGAGGCACTCACCCACCGCCGGTGGAACCTGTACCACGTCCTGCACAACGCGGTAAGTGTCGGAGGATGCGCCCAGAGGAAGCGGTACTTCTGGGTGATCAGCCAGGTGCCGTTCGGGATCGAACCCCCAGGCCTAACCCGCATCCCGTCCCTGCAGAGCGCGATAGGTGATCTGCTCCCCCTCGAGTTCACCTTCGACCCCCAGCCCTACCGAGCACAGCCGTCGTGGTGGGCACAACCGCGGATCTCTCCCGACGGCCTGGTGGACGGCCACCAGTATCACGACGGGTCCTACTATCGGAAGTCTCTCGAGCTGATCACGGATCAGACGGGACCGTGGGAGGAGGGCCAGAGGCTCCAGCAGCGGATGCAGATGTACTACGAGAAGTACGGGGACCTCCCCGACTCGTGGGAGACCCGCAAGAAGAACCTCATCCGGTCCGACTTCTGGTGCGGTGCCTCCCAGCTCACGAGGTGGCGGTGGAAGGAACCGGCGAGGGTCATCACGGGGGCAGGACTCGAGAGTGTTCTGCACCCCGTGGTGGACCGTCCTCTGACCCACCGTGAAGTTGCCAGGATCATGGGATTCCCTGACACCTGGTACTGCCGTACCTTCGAGGACGCCAAGAGCGTGATCCGACAGACCTGGGGCAAGGGTATTCCCGTGGACTGTGGCCGGTGGATCAGTGGCTGGGCCCGCCAGGCGATCCTGGGCAACCCGGGATCAGACCAGGGCGAGCCAGTGGGCGGAGATCACGAGTTTCTGATCGACGTCACGCACAGCTACAAACTTGCGGAAGTTGCATGACAGGACTGTGAGACTGTGCTAGTGTAGACGGTACACAGTCAAACACCCGAAGAAGGGAACGACATGCCAGCCAAGACAGCAACGAAGTCAGCGAACACCCTGGAGAACGTCAGCTCCATCGTCCGCGAGGCAGGCGAGGACGGGATCACCGTCAAGGACGTCGCCACCAAGGCCGGCGTCACCGTGGACTCGGTCCGCAAGGCCGTGAAGGAGCTGATCGAGAAGGGCAGCGTCAAGCGGGACAAGCAGAAGCTGTTCCCGGTTGCTCGCCAGGGTCGACGGTCGACCGAGGTCGTGGACCGGGACGCGTCCGTCCTCAAGGCCATCAAGGCCGGAGGCAAGTCCGGCAAGGCCCTCAAGGCAGTGGCCGAGGAACTCGGTGTCACCGAGCGGCTCACCTACGAGAGCATCTGGCGTCTCCGCGAGGCCGGAGAGATCCACCGCGAGGGTTCGACTCGGTCGGCAGTGTGGGTCGCCGGCTGACAGCAGGTCGCTCAGGGGGAGCGGGTAGAGGGGTCGGGGCTGTTCACGAGCGGTCCCGGCCCCTCGCACTTTCTGGGTAGACAGCACAGCGCCCCCTCCCTGCCACAAGAGGGGGCGCCTGCTCCACTCGCTCAGCGGTCTACGTCGTCGGTGTACTCACCCTAACACCGATACACCCGCGGGAGCTAGAGTGTTGCCACATTTGCGGTCTTACCAGGCGCGTCGTCGGTCGTCGTCCCTGGTACACGACAGACAGGGAGGTGACGTGACGTTCACCAGTCCCAACGGGTCGGCTCCCCTCAGGGACGGACTGCCATTGCTTCAGGCAGCCCATTTCCGAGTTCATCCCCTCGAACAACGTGGAAAGAAGCCGATACTGCCAGGATGGGTTGATCTAGCGACGGACGATCCCACGGTCGGGGCACAGTGGATCGAGCACTACCCCTCGCACAATATCGGGATCGTGCTGGGGTTTCAGCCGTACAACGGGTTGACGTACTTTGTGGTGGATCTCGACATCGACAGCGAGGGCAAGGACGGTGTCGAGGAACTTCTCCAGCACATGATGGCAAGGCAGGTCGAGCTGCCCCCCACCCTCGTGCAGAACACCGGGGGCGGTGGTCGCCAGATGTTCTTCTACACGAGCGGGGAGACGCGGGTACCTAACCGGGTCGGGGTGCTTCCTGGCTTGGACGTGAGAGGCGACGGAGGCCAGGTGGTCGCTCCTCCCTCCATACACCCGTCAGGGGTCGTGTACACGTGGAGAGAGCCACAGTGCTCGATCGCTGAGTCACCCCAGTGGCTCCTCGACCTGGCCGGCGCGGTCCACAGAAGCGACACCACTTCTCACCGAGCCTCGGGAGGGATCGACGCCGCTGCCCAGGGTGACCCCATCCCTGAACACGAGCGCAACGACACCCTGTTCAAGATCGCCTGCAAGCTACGGAACAAGGGCATCTCGCGCATGGGCATCCTGGGCCACCTCGCCGACGTCAACCAGAACCGGTGCCAGCCTCCTCTCTCGCTCGAGGAACTGGAGGAGATCGCGGACAGCGCCGCCAAGTACGACCCAGGACAGGATCTCCCCGACTGGCCTCCGAAGAATGCCTCTACAGATGACCTGCCTCCTTCCCCACCAGCTCTCGCCGAGGTTGATGAGGAACTGGAGAGTACCGACCCCAGGAACACTGACCGGTACAACGCTCTCGAGTTTGCAAGGCTCACCACCGGTGAACTGATCTGGACTCCCGAGATGGGCTGGCTGGTGTGGGCCGGTAACCGGTGGAAGCCGGACGATCTCCTGATCCACGAGAAGATGATCGGTCGTCTCATCGGGTTCCTGCGATACCAGGTCTCCGCGGTGACCACCCAGGAGGCGGAGGTTCTGATGAAGCGGATCACCCGTCTCGAGTCTGCGGGTGGATGCGCAGGGTGTCTCAAGTTCGCCCAGTCCACCATGGCCAGGCACATCACGGACTTCGATACTGACCCACTTCTCGTCAACTTCCAGAACTGCACCCTCAACCTCCGCACCATGACGATGCAGCCCCACGACCCCACCGACCTGATCACCAGGATCTGTGCGGTCAACTACGATCCAGCAGCTGTGGACAGTACGTGGGAGAACTTCATCGAGACAGCCCTACCCGACGTCGAGGTTCGCCGTACCTTCCAGAACTTCATGGGTAGCTGCCTTACGGGTCTGTGCAAGGACAAGGCGATCCTGATCCCCAACGGCCCCACCGACACCGGCAAGACGACGGCGGTCGAGCCGTGTTTCAACGTCCTGGGATCGGTATCAGACGGAGGATATGCCTCCACGTGGGAGGCGGAGGTGGTAGAGCGAAGTCGACCGGTCAACCACGACGAGAAGAAGAACCAGGCGCGAGGTGCCCGCCTCATCGTGATAGGCGAGCTGACTCGAGGTAGTCGGTTCAACGACGGGTTCCTCAAGAGGTTCTCGGGTGGTGACACCGTTAGTGCTCGAGCGCTGTACAAGTCGACCTACGACTACCGTCCTCAGGCCAAGCTGGTCATGCACACGAACTACGTGCCTCGCTCCCCCGACAAGGCACTCCAGAACCGACTCAAGCTGCTTCCCTTCCAGCACGTCTTCGTCGAGCGGGACGAGGGGGTCAAGTCGTACCTCGAGAACAACACCCAGGCCCTCATGGCGGTAGCCGCCTGGATGGTACGAGGGTACGTTGACTGGAGCACCAACGGTCTCGGCAAGATGCCCTGGCTCGAGGAACATATGCAGAAGTACCGGATCGATTCGGACCCGGTCGAGGCGTTCCTCATCGATAACATGGACTCCTGTTCACCTGAGGAGTCCATCTCCGTTGAGATCTGCTGGAACTGGTACCAGACGTACACCCTGGCCTCGGGAGACAAGCCGTTCACAAGGCGGGCCTTCGAGCGAGCACTCGAGGAGCGAGGATTCCGTAAGACTCTAGGGGCCAACAACGAACTGTTCTGGTGGGGCCTGAAGCGGCGGTCTGTGGGTACCACCTATACAGTGTAAGGCGGCTTCAGGGACCGTTCAGTTCTAAGGCTAGATCTGCCTTAGACTGATCATGACCCAGCACATGCCTCGGAAATGGCTCTGGGGGGCACTGGTGAGGACTGGTGGGCAGCTAGTAGTGGACCCTAGAACCCCCTCACCCCCAAGAGGCTGGTCCTGCCTAGCTGATGCCCCGCTTCTCACACTCGTCGGCCAGCTTCTGGTCGTACTCACAGGACATCAGAAGAGCGTTGCGAGCCACGATGCTGAGGTACTTCTCACGTTCCTTGTTCCTGCGGTAGAGGCACTCGATCACCCACAGAGGCGAGGAGGTCCGCTCCACCTTGCTGATGACCCGCTCACCCGGAACGAGGGAGAACCCCTCGGAGACTACCGCGTAGTTGCGGGCCACCTCGGGGTTCTCGTCTCGAACGATGGTGATCCTGGTCCAGCGACAAGCACTGCACCGGTCGCCAGGCTTGGCGTGTGTCTCCGGATGACGGTGACTGAACTGCCTCGACGAGGTCTGGGCAAGGAGGGTACCCTGCACCAGTACATTCCCCAGATCCGTACTCACCGTCATCCGCACGTCATCGGTCCTGTCTGTTGCCGGCTAGTCGCCGGGGTCCGTCCTCCAGCTGTACTGGCCGGCCCATCTCGAGATCAGCCACCTTGTTCTCGAGCATCTTGATCCTCTGCCTGTGCTGACTGAACTTCCAGTTGGCCCAGAGCTGAACGAGGAGGATCAGGACGAGGATGACCTCGATCACGTCACCGGCCTCGAGGTGGCGTCGGTGTACGTGGGGGTCTCACCGAGGTAGCCGCGGTTCCTCAGCTCCGTGTGCACAGCCGCGATGGAACCGATGATGCCGCTGATGAGAGCTGCCGCAACCACCTTGATCAGCACGCTCGGATCCGGGAACGCGACCACTGCTCCCTCGCTCCCGAGGTTGTTGACCCAGTCGAGAAGATCGACCAGCCATCCCGAGACCGAGAGGATGAACAGCGGCACGAACGACTGGAAGAACGTGTTGAGTGCTGCCTTGACTACGTTGGACATTCGGATCTCCTTCTGTGGTTGACTACTCTTCGCAGATCCTGATCGCTTCTGTTCTACGATCGATAGCTGGGTTGAGTTCCTGGAGGTGAGTGTCGAGCGACGCTCCTAGACGGTCCAGCTCCTGCTCGTCCTCTTCGATAGCAGCTACGAAGATCTCAGCCGTGATCGCGTCGATCCTGTCACTGATCGTGGCTACATCCGTGGAGAGGTCGAACCTGCACTCCTGTTCTCGACGTAGATGTTCGTTCTCGCGTACCAGGAACCCGACAGCTACAGCTAGCACGAGGACGGCTACGGCACTCACGATCGACCCTATCGCCTTGATGACGGCGACAGCCTGGATGCTCCGGCTGGTAGGAGTCGGTATCAGAGCCATCAGATCCCTCTCTGCTTGAGAACCTCGATCTGGATCTCGAGCAGTCGTTTGATCTCCATGCACTGCTTGTGATCGTCTCGGAGTTTGATCTGCTCCTGCTCACTGTGACGAACGCGTGTCCGCAGATCCTTGTTCTCCTCGACGAGCATGTCCAGCTGCTTCTCCTGCATCTTCCAGGCGAGGGCGAGCTGGCTCTCCTTGGACCCTGTCAGTTGGCCTCTGATCGTCGCGATGACGCTGAGGATCGCACCCAAGGACCCGAGAATAAGGGCGAACACCGGAAGATTGGTCATAGCTCACGAGTCAATCTTCGCCTGAGCGGAAGCACGTTCGGAGAGCGTCTCCTCGATCTTCTGGATCCGGGTCTTGGTCTCCTGGATGACAGAGGCAGGACGACCCAGTTCCTCGAGTAGAAGTAGCTCGCGTTTCGTCGCGCTGAGTTCACGCTCGAACCCTGCCGTCTTTTCACTGTTCACGAGGAGGTGGATCTCCTGGATAATGCCGGCCATCTCGGCGACCGTGTCCTCGATGACAACGGACCGACGCAGCTCACCGATCAACACGACCAGAGAAGCGTTGATCGTCTTGAGTTCGGTGAGCTGCTCGTGTTCGGCCATCTTGGTCACCTCAGGGGAGACGCTTGGCGTCCGGGAACACTGCCATCATCTCGTCGAGGAGAGCCTTCTCGAACCGCTGGGCCGTGGTGCTCCTGCCCTGCATCGTGAGCAGGGCCTTCCGAAGCGCGTCGTACCGGCCGCCGTTCTTGCACTCGAAGATGTACGACTGGAGGTCCGAGTAGTAGACCTTCGCCGGCGAGGCCACACCCTTCTCCGCGATGCGGATGCCTGCGGGTGCCACACCCTCGAACGCGTTGTCGAACTCTGTCTTGCTCACCATGTCGAGCCACTCTCCCTGTGTCTGGGTGCGGCCTATCCAGAAGGCCACACGTTCTCTGAACGAATCCGCGTTGAGCGGATACAGCTTGGCGAAGTCGATCTTGCGACCGTCAGGCTTGGCGTACTCGAAGTGCTGCCAGCACATCGAGGCATCTCGAGAGCTGCCAGGGGCCTCCAACATCGCAGCCTGGATCCTGGCAGCGATCTCGAGGCGGGCTGCCGGCACCGTGGTGGTGCCGATGTGCTCGATCTCGAGACCCTCGGACTCGTAGTTGGAGTCCATCGTCCCGGAGTCACCGGTCCAGGTACCCACGCCACCGTGGTTGGCCTTGCCTGCCGCGATGACGTATGCCTTGTCCTTGGAAGGATCAGCTTCGCGTGACTGAAGCACCTGACACAGTGGGCCACCCACGTCCGGGCGACCGTAGATGCAGGTGGAGAGGCTGGGGGTCGTCCCACTGCTCGAGCCGGCAGTGTGGTGGTTGCCGGATCCTCGAGGACGAAAGACGGAGAACCCGTTGCCGTCGTTGCCTCGGGTCGTCCAGCCTGCTACCTCGACGACCGTGACCCCCTTGGCACGGATCCTGTCGGCGAGTCCGGTGTCACGCATCGGGCTCCTCCTCCACGGCAGCTGCCCACTCCACCAACTCGGCCCGCCGCTGTTCCACGGCCTCCGGGTCGTCGAAGCAGTCCGCGAACATCACGACCGCGTCCTGTTGCTCACCGTCCTCCGTGTTGTACTCAGGATCGTCAAACTCGATCGCGCAACCGTCGAGCTGACCGTCATCCTCTACGTTAACGTCTGTCATGAAGTGTCTCCTTCGTTTCGTTGACTAGAGGATACTCACTGCATCGCGCGGAAGGTGACTCCGGTCAGCGAGGTGAATCCGTTCAGGGCGAAACCCTGAGCTACCACCTGACCATCTGCAAGAACGTCGATCCTGCCCTGCCCGTTGCCGGTACGGACCGAGTTGAAGATATGTCGACCCAGGGGGCGGTATCCTACCGGGAGCGTGAAGATCGTGGTCGCGGAGGCTGCGGAACCGTCAGCAAGTCCCCAGACGTGGACGATCCCATGAGCGTCCTTCTTGTACTTCACGTCCTGGAAATCTGCGCCCCAGTTCACCCAGCTGTTCTCGAACGAGACGCCCGTACCTGGAGCGTGGTCACTGGTGGTACAGGAACGTTGCCCGAAGTAGTTGATCCCTCCGATGTAGATGACTCCCGTAGAACCCGTCTCGACCCGCCAGATGCGGGGTCCCCGACCGGTTCCCGGGTCACCTCCTCCGATACTCGAGCGGGACAGACCCAGTCCTAGACCACAGCACATGTGGCACCGCCAGCCGGCTGCTGCGTCGTCAGGCATGGAGAAGGCGTTACCTGGAGGAGCACTGGACGCGTCGATGGCACCGGTCACCCACACCCACCCGTCAGACCTCGTGAAGAACGTGGTCTCAGAGGATCCGACGTTAGCTCTCGCCCACCCGCTACCCAGGCTCGGTGCGTTCCACCGACCCCGGTGATGTATCGTACCCGCGTCGGAGGTGAAGTTCATCGAGCTGGGAAACGTGATCCCGCACAGTGAGACGTAGGTGTTACCGGGGGTGGTGATGATCCGGACCTCACCCGCCTGGTCTACCCGGATGGCTGCCGTGCCGTCGGTCGACTGTGTCGTAAAGTACATGGAACGGGGTGGTCGGTATCCTGTAGGGAGTGAGAACACGATCACCAGAGATCCGGTGGTCCCGTTCTTTATCACGCCCTTTAGCCGCACCCAGCCGTCGGACTGCTTCCAGTATCCCGCGGTCTCGAATCCTGACCCGAAGTTGACCCAGCTATTCTGGAAGGCGGGTTCCCCGGCATCTCCGATCTCGTGCCAGGGAGTGAAGTCCTCATGTTCGAAGTCCGACTCTGTCCCGATGGACGGGAGCACCCCGAGGACCAGAGGGACGTCAGCCCTCTGTGTCCACACCACGGTGTCTCCTGGGTGGTAAGACCAGACGTCTCCAGCTACTCGCATCTGAACGTTTATCTCAGCGTTGCCGATCAGAAGGGTGGGAGGGACGTCAGCCAAACCGGCGGTGTCAATCACCTGACCCAGTCGGATCATGGCGTCTACCTGTGCTACGCCACCCAGACGAGGCTTGAGCACTTCCTGCAGTGCGGTGAGGTTGTCAGCCGGCATCAGATGAACACCCGTCGCTCGCGGCACACGATCGTCATTCTACCACCTGACCCGAGCAGCGGCAGGTTGACACTCTGAACTATGTAGATCCCGTTGACTCCGATAGAAGGACGACTGACAAAGATCGGATCACCCGGAACGATGCCTGGGTGACGCACCGCCTTGATCGTCAACTCCTCTACCAGACCCAATACCTTCGGTAGACGCGACTTGGCAGCGTTGAGAGCCTGCGTCTTCGTGGTGATGAACTCAGATACATAGAAGAACGGAACAGGACCGTACGTTGACTCCTGCGGCTGGGTCGGGTCGAAGTAGGTGGGTGACTCGGGGTTCGTGTCCCACCACTCTGCCCGTACCGGGGGCGTGTCGCTCCCGGCTGCCTCACCCATGGCAATGACCCCGTTATACGACCGCTCGTCGGTCAGTACCCGGGTAGCCGCGGTGATCCTCGCGTTACCTCCGTCGATGAACTCCCACATCGGCTCGGAGTCCGAGTCAGTGTCGGGAGAGATGTCCGTGTTACCTCTGCCCTCGTGGTTCCAGTCGATCCGGTATCCGATCGCCGTGGCCATCGAGTTGACCGCAGCAAGCCGGTCGTCCTGGATGTCAAACGACAGAACTCCCGTCTTGGCCTTGGTCTGCGCGATGGTGATCTCGGACTCAGGAAGCACGCTCTCGAGGAGGTTGAGGAACGCGTCGGCATACGGGGTCCTGTTGGCGATGGTTCTGGGACGGAAGAACCGGGCCCGCTCCACCCGCCTGGAGTTGTCTGAGACCTCCGCGTTCAACAGGATACCTGCTTCGGTCTCGTCGATGCTCAAAGTATCGAGTTCGTACACCCCGTAGTCGGAGTGCTGGGACGACCCGGGAGCCTTGAACTTAACGTGAACTCGAGCAGGAGCGGTGGGGGACAGACCTGCGTCTTGGACGAGGGGGACCACCGCCCCGGCCGTCTCCTCGTCTACCACGATCCGGGCGTCAGCAGTACCCACCACAGCCCTGGTCGTATCGGTAGTGACAGACCCGTCGACGATCTTCATCCGAGCATCGCCTGCGTTGGAGGGATCTGAGGAGAGCAGCAGTTCCCCGTGACGAGCATCGTAGATCTCGATGACAGGAACGATCTGTCCTGACTCGATGACCAGATGAGTCATGTCAGACGGGACGAACCTACCCATGGGTAGACGCTGTCGCCAGGGCCCGAGGTCGCTCCACGGACACGAAGTCGATGCTCACCTTGTGAGCGTGGCGCACCGGCCACGACTCTAGAGGCGTCTTGGCGGCCCTGAGGATGTCGTACTCCGTCCCGTCATCTGGCTGGACGTACCACTGCCTACCCAGCACGTCCTGCAGAAGCAGCGTAGCGCCCGAGTCCACCATGGCCCGGAACATCTCGTACTGGGCCTCGTCCAGTAGCTGAATCTCGCAGTTGATGACCGGTTCCTTGACCCCGTCGTGGGTCATGACCCCGGAGTCAGATCCCACCGGGTAGTCCGTGGTGTTGGGCTTCGGAACTGTGATCGTCGCCTTGTTGACCCGGATCTTCATCGTGAGGTTACCGGCGTCCAGAGGATCACGTAGCCACCACGAGTCGAACGCCACCATGTCCTCGGAGGTCTCGACGGACCAGCCGGAGTTGATGGGGTCACCGTCCTGGTTCAGTGCCTCGATCATGGCCCGGTAGGTCCCTGTGGCCAGAGCAGGCACCTCGTAGTCCACGTAGTCGAGGCTCTGGTGTCGAGGATCGTGCACCACTCGAGGTTCAGGTACCACCTCCCACATCGGCATCCCATACTCGTCCAGCTCGAGGTACCGCTCCAGGATGATGACGTGTTGAGCAGGATCGTCGCTCAGGAACCCACCCTGTGCCCAGGGGAAGAACGTCTGGACCGTCGTGCCGGCCCAGAACCCGATGGAGTCCACGAAGTGCAGCTCACCCACCGCCACGCTGGTCAGTACCTCGACCTTGACTGTGGCAAAGGCAGCCGTACCGGGAGATGTGGCAAACACCGAGTACAAGGTCCAGCCGGTGGTGGTACTGGCCACCGAGGACCCGTTGGACGAGCTGATGAGGGCACCCGCGGCCGTGTACCAGTCGATGACCACCCGAGCGGTCCTCGACACCGAGGACTTCAGGTAGAACCCCGCCCCGTACGCCGTGCTGGCGTTCACCTTGATCCCGCTCGTGCCGGTGGGGGTGTTGGCCGAGGCTGTGCCGGTGGTACCTGATCGAGTGAGGCTCAGTGACGCGAGGCCCTGGTGCTTCTCCACGAGGGTTCTGGCGATGACGCTGCTCGCCCCAGCAGCCCACCCGGTCGTGTTGACCTCGATGGTGGCCTGGTTCTCAGTCAGATAGTTGGTGTGCATCCCGGGAAAGACCCCGACCGCGTCCAGGTAGTGAACCTCGGATGCTACCGCACCCACCACGGTCGCCACAGGAACCAGGAACGCGGCGTTGGCCGGAGCCGTGCCCCAGGCTACCGCCATCCTCCAGCCAGTGGTGACGTCCTGCGTATCCACCGAATCTGACGTGACACCCAGCAGCCCACCACTGGCCGAGAACCACACGCCTGACATCTTCACGGTTCTGGAGGTCACGGCCGTCCGGAACATGGCCGTGATCGAGTACACCTCACCAGCCATCACCTCGACCGCAGGACCGTTGGCGACCGCGTCACCGGTAGTGGCCGTCCTGGTCAGCTGGAGAGAGTCGTTCCCGTGGAACGCCTGGGCGCTGGTCTGGGCCAGGGTGGTGTTGGCGTTACCAGCCAGCCACGCACCCACACCGTCCTCGAAGGTCGAATCGTTGTATCCGAGCATGTTGTCGAGTCCATCGACACTGATCTCGATACCGTGCTTGGCCGAGTTGTAGACCGCGGTCACAGTCGGAGGTCGAGGAGCGGCGATGGCGAGGGAGAAGTCGGAGCTGTCCCACACCGCCAGAGGTGAGAAGGGGGGAGCACCACTGAGCACATATGCCTGGATGTAGCCGGGGTTCCATACGTCAGCGTGAGAGGCCCGCACGAAGGCCCGGTACGACTCACCGTTCTGCCCGAACCCAGAAACCAGGTCGTGGTGGGTGAGTGGGCTGTTGCCCTGGCGCCGGTACACCGGAGGCCACGCCGCGGTATCCTCGATGTTGAACCCGGCCGCGGTCGCCATGGCGAGAGTATAGATCCGAACGTCGAACGCCCTCTGGATGTATCCCTCAGCGTCCGTGAACGTCCAGTCAAACGGAGGGCGAGCTACCACCTCAACTCCGGCGGGGTTGATCAGGTCCACCACCGGTCTCTCGTCGTAGTGGACGAGCAGACTGAGTCGGTAGAGCCGCACCAGGTTGAGCGCGGTGGGTCCCCGGGTCACACTGACACTGACGTAGAAACGGCGGTTCGCCAACACCTGGGCCCGCTCACCGAGGTAGTACTTACCCGACCAGTCCTTGCTCCGTCGAGGCAGGGTCACGTCGGTGGCACTGCTTCCGGTACCCAGTAGGTGCAGAGCAGCCCCGGCCGTGTCGTAGGCGTCGTAGACGTGCTTACCGCCCGAGGTGCGACCCACCAGAACCGCGATCGGCTGCATGAACTCGGCCCCGGTTCCCACGATGTACGTGGGGTGGGAGTGCCGCATCTTCACCTGGACACTGCGGATGGCTGCTCCCGCCGGAATACCCACCGGAGCCGCCATCCTGAAGTACGCGTCCCAGCTTCCGGCGATGGTTCCCGCCGCCTGAACGTATGTAGCATCGGAGGCGTCGTTGATCGAAGCCAGAACCGACCCGGCCCCACCCACGATGGTACGAGACCCTGTGTCTACGACGGTAAGGTCCGGGAGGATCTCGACGGTACCCATCAGCGACTCACCAACCCTCGTGCCAGCTTGCGGTCGTGATCGTCCAGCTCGCCCTGTACCACTCGCTTGATCTCACCGACCAGGCCCTTCTTGTCTGTGATGGACCCCTTCGCTCTGACCTCTACGGTCACGAAGGTCCTGTTGTCCATGGTGACGTTTCCACCGCCACTGCTGCCTGCAGGGCGCAGCTCCATACCGTACCACCCGGCAGCCTCGCCGAGAATGCCCAGGCTTCGGTTGGGGTTGCCCCGCTTCGGGATGAACGCTTCACCACCAGTCTCACGCTCACCCGCGAAGATGGTGGGAGCGTTCAGAACCCTGGCCTGCCACGCGAGACCAGCCTGGGCCGCGAAGGTGTTGTCCCAGAGACCACCCATGCGGTTGGGAACGCCACCGCTTCCACCCGGGCCCGAGCTGATCCTCACGTCCTGCGTAACCACGGTGATCGTCTTGGACCTGATGGCGTCCAGACGGGCCTTGATGTTGGCTAGGGTGGCACTGGCGTGGTCAGTCACCGACATGGTGGCGTCGCCCGAGCTGCGGTCCCACGCGTTGCGTCGGGCCTCCACCTCACGGAACCTGTTCATGGCGTTCGCGTGGTTCACCATTGCCGAGGCTTCCGGCTTCGACGAGTCCCAGCTGTCGGCTCGTGCCTCCAGGTTCCTGAACTTGATGAGTGCGTCCGAGCTGTTGACGCGAGCTGATGCCTCTGGGCTAGCCGCGTCCCAGTTCGCCGCCGCCTCGCTCAGGGTGGTGAACTTACCCTGTGGATCGATGATGGACAGTAGCGCCTGCGCCTGTGGTGAGGAGTCGTTCCAGTGGTCCGCCCACGCCGTCACCATCTCCGCGGTAGGAGTGAACTTCTCACCGTTCAACGTGACATCAGCCTCGGGGTTAGCCTGATCAATCTGGAACAGAGCATCACCGATCTTGATGAAGTTCTCGTTGAACTTCTCACTGTCGATGTCCACGGTAGGGCTGGACTCAGCCTCGTCTACCAGCTTCAGCATGTACTCGAACTCGTTGAGGCTGAGCATGGCTCCCTCAGCGTTCTCCAGCTCGATGAGGGTAGAGATGTTGTCCGGGGTAAGACCGAGCGCGTTGACGTAGTTGGTCGCAGCTTCCTCGGACATGCCGTATGCCTCGAGCTGGTTAATCAGCTGCTGACGGTGCTTCTCGAGGATGTCGACACCGGCTGAGATAGACCCGGTATCCTCTACCACCGCGTTGGCGTGTCCGATAGCTGCCTCGGTCATCTCGTTGAATGCACTGGCGACGTCTCGGCCCTTCTGGGTGTTGATGTCGAACGCCTCACCGTTGTCGGTCAGTGCTCCCGCGTTCTCCTTGGCTGCCGCGGTAAAGTCGTCCAGTGCCTGTTCCCACGCGATCGCGGCGTTGGAGACTCCGAGAGCAGTCTCCACAAACGAGTTGATCGCGTCGGTCAACGCGTTGATGCGGTCCTCAGCCGTGGCTGCCGGATCCGCGATCGTCTCCAGTGCACTCACGAAGGTATCTGTACTTCCCGTGCCCTGCCGGTTCGACACCGCGAGTCGCTCAGCCTGGATCTGAAGGTCACCCAGGCGCTCGGCGGTGAGTTCAGCTGTGGGATCAAAGTCCAGTGCGTCCAGGAAGCGTTGCGCCTCCTCTCGAGTGATACCCAGGGCACCCGCTATCTGTTCGAGTGCTGATATCTGGTTCAGACCCGCCTGTTCCCACTCTCTGGTAGCCGCTGCCGCTTCCTCGTTGGCTGCCTTCAGGTTCTGCAGATTGTTCTCGAGAGGAGTGATCGTCTCCGCCACGAACTGGAAGAACCCTCCGACGTTACGGTACTCTTCGGCTGCTTCCGAGGTCCGCTGTAGTTCGGCCCTGGCCTTTGCAAGACCAGACTCGATGGACTTGATGCTGGTGAAGTCGATGTCCTCCTCGATCTCCTCCCGCCACTTCTGGGCCGCCTTCCGTGCGTTGTCCGCACCAGTCTGGAAAGCGTACAGGAACCCGATCACGGCCGCACCAGCCAGGGCGGGTGAGGTGAGGACTCCACCGAGACCAGCGAACGCCACCTTCAGGTTTGCGAGGTTACGGAGGTTACCGATCGACACGAGTGCGTAAAGAGCAGAGGACAGGGCCGAGATTCTCGTGACGACGTTGGCCAGGATTGCTTGCGCAGCCAAGCCGGCCAGACCGGCCCGGATCAGGAGTAGACCGGCGTGCAGCTTGATGAACGCCGCAGCGGCTGTCAACACGTGACCCGCAAGTAGGCCACCGTACGCGATGGCCACGGCCCGTACTAGACCCGGGTGATCCGCCAGGAACCCCGCCACAAGTTCTAGACCCACAGCCAGACTCTGCAGGAACACCAGAAGTGAACCGACCGCCAACGCAGCCAGTCCTCGAGCCACCGGTGAGACGACAGACCCCAGGACCTCGAGAAGGCGAGCTACCTCGGAGATGGCGTTTCCGATCGAATCGAGGGTAGGTCCTGCGGCCGAAGCCAGGGCGCGGAATCCCTCTCCCAGGCGCGTACCCATCTGCCCCAGGAAGGCGATCGTATCCACGAGGACGGGGAGGAGAGCCGTACCCACCCGGATACCGAACACCTGCACCCGGTTGGTCAGCAGCCTGAGCTGGTTACCAGCCGCTTCCATCTGGATGTTGAACGCCTCTTGCGTAGCACCGGCCCGTGACTGCTCGTTCGTGATGATGTTCTGGACTCGAGCATAGTTTGCCCCATCAGCTGCCAGAAGGGCGTAGGCACCTCGAGCTGCCCTGATCTCCGGGAACAGTTTGACGATCTCTTGGATCTGTCCGCCAGTCACGAGGCGGATCTTCTCCATGACCCCGAACAGACCCTCCTGCTCGAGGGCTGCCGCACCTGACTCGAACCCCATCTTGCGGAAGGCGGTCGCGAGGTTCTCGGAGGGCTTGATGATCTTGCCGATGAGACGGTTCAACGAGGTGACAGCCTCAGATGCACCCAGTCCCGACAGGGTCATGGCCGCGATGGCCGCCCCCACCTCGTCAAACTCGATCCCTGCCGCGGCTGAGGCACCGATCACGTCACCGAGCTGTGAAGACAGTTCCTCGAACGTAATGACACCAAGTTCCACCGTCTGGAACATGATGTCCGAGACATCACTGGCTTCACGGGCAGACAACCCATAGGCGTTCAGGACTGCCGTGATGGCCTTGGCTGAGATCCCCGTTTCCGTGATGCCCGCCGAGGCCGCCATGGCACTGACCTCGAGGACATGCAGTGCATCTGCACCGTAGAAGCCCGACGACGCGATGTCGTACAGGCCCTTGGTCAACGTAGCAGTAGTCTGTGGAACGTTGGTCGACAGATTGAGAACGGCGTTCCCCATCTGCTTGATTCCGGCAGCTCCCGCGTGGGCGACCGTCTCCACGTTTGCCATCTGCATCTCGAACTTGACAGCCGACGCTAGCGCGGCTCCGAGTGCGACGACTGCCACCACTCCCAGGGCAGTGAGCGCAAACTTGATCGCGGCAGCTGCCTTGGCTGCCCGCGTGTTGGCGTTCGCGATGTTCGAGGTAAACCGGTCGATGGCACCCGACGCAGCACCCAGAGTACGGGCCAGGCCCGCGTCCCTACCGGAGAGGATGACTGCGATGTTTCTGTTCACGGTGCGACCTTGATCTCGTTCTCCAGAAGATCAGTAGGAGTGAGAACTGCCGGGTTCTCATATTCCAGATCATCAAATGGGATGAGGGCCACGTACGCGCCCCGCACCTTCTTCGGGATCTGACTCTCTACGGCCTCAATGTTGTCGCATCCGTAGCAGTGCCTCGACACCGCTGCCAGTGTTGGTCTCTCGAGTGGAATGCCTGTCTCGGAGTCCACCCAGTCCTCAGATAAGGTACCGCAGCGAGGGCACTGCTCACGCAGAAGCCTCTCAAGTGCGATCGCCTTGTCTCGATCAAGTTGGTTCCACCTTCTCGGCCCACCCATGAAGTGCGAGTGGGAGATGCCGTACTTACGGCAGACCAGCAACTCCTCCCGTGTTAGCGGGTCCGCCTTGATGCGTTTCCCAGATCACCGACTCGTCGCGTGTTCTGGTTGACCTCGGTCGAGACCTCAGCCAGCTCGAGGATCTCACCCTGGGTCCAGGGTGTCTCGGGATCGTTCTGCATGTAGTCGACGAACTTGACCGTGAGAGGCTCCAGGACCTCCTCCCCGTCGTCGTCCGTGTGGACCCAGTAGCAGCACGCCGCCACCACGGCAGGAAGGAAGGTGTCCTGGTTGTACAGGAGAGCACCGATGCCGTCCTTCTTGGCCTGCTTGCGCTGCTCATCCGTGGGAGGGTGTTTCGACACGAGTTCGTCCCAGGCCTTCTGGCCCAGGCTACGTGCCTCGAACCACTCCACGTTGCCTGCGAGCGCCTGCTCGGCCTCCTCCAGCTCCTCACGAAGCTCGGCGATGCGCTCCTGGTCCTCCTGGGTCCGGATACCACGAGTACCGCCCATCTTGGCCTGCAGATCTGCCTGCATGAACCGTGACTTGGCCTCGTCACGGGCGACGAGCAGCTGGTTGTCCATCGCGATGGGCACTCGCCGGGTGACCCGCTTCTTGCGGCTCTTGAGATGGTCGAGAGGAGTTCTCGGCAGCTTGGTGACTGTCGAGTCGTCGTCCTCGAGGTGATCGCCCCCGTTGTCCACGGGGGCTGATCGCCTCTGCCTCTTGGGAGCGGTGGTTCGACCGCTCGACTTCGTAGCCATCTGTGTACCCCTTGTCTAGTCGGGTTGTCTGGTTGAACTGAGCTACGCGACCAGGGTCGCGTCGAAGGACGGTGGGGCTGTGGGCGTGAACCTCGCGCCCCACCGTGCCGGGTCATTGCCCATGCTGTACTCGCGGTAGGGACCGGTCGAGATGGTCGCCCACACCTCGGCCTTGTCTCCCGTGGCGGGCGACGCTCCCGCGGTGCCCTTGTAGAAGATCACCACGTGTCCCGTGGTTCCCTTCGCCAGGGTCGTCTGCAGGGTGTTCGCGACGTTGTCCTCGTAGAACACCAGCTGTGGCTCCTGGGCTGTGTCCTCGCCCGGGATGGTGGTCGTGAAGGTCGTCGACAGGTCGGGGGTGGGGATGGGCGAGTTCGCGAACTCGAACCCGCTGATGTCCGCCACCTGCTGGGTCATGTTGACGCCGGCGTTGACCTGGGCAGCCGACGGAGCGGTCAGTGACCCCAGGGTCGGGACCCAGTACGTCTTCGTGGTACCTCGGCGGAAGAACCGTGACATGGTTACTCCTTGGAGCCTTCGTTGTCAGGAGTGGTCTGGTCCTCGTTCGAGGTGGTGTGATCGATGACGATGGTCTCGGCGTGCTCGACCACCGTGCTGCGCGGACTGTCTCGGCTCTCCTCGTCCTCGAGCACCGCGCGTGCTCGAGCAACCCGCATGTCCGGGTCCGAGTCGATCCACTTGATCCGTCCCGCTGCCGAGTCCGGCATGTCCTCGGGGTCGACGGCAGCCCGTACCTCGTCGAGGTTGAGCCAGCCGCGACGGTCCCACACCTGGTGGAACGACTCCGCGGTCACGGTGGCGAACTTCGTCTCGTCCTCCGGCTCATCCGGATCGGGCGGTTCGGGGTACTGATCGGGGTGGTAGATCCTCACCCAACCTTCGTCAGGCATGAGCCTGTACCTCCAGGTCAAAGATATCGTGGACGTTGTACAGGCCGGCGTCAGGGAACATCATCCCCAACTCGCGGATGCGCCTGTCCGTGACCGTCATCGATGCTCCCGCAGAGATGCTTCGTACGAACGTGCTACTCGCGGCTCTCTCTGTCACACCGCGGCGAACGAGGTCTGACATGATACCGGCACTGTCGTCTGTCCTCCCGACGGAGGTGATCTGGTAGGACAATGTAGCACTGGATTGAGGGTTGGCGTAATCGCCGTACAGGTTGAGGCTCTGCACCGGATAGATGATGGCGTACGGGTCCACCAACCTGTTCTTATCGTCGTAGAGCAGATCCCTGGGCGACTCCCCCGACTCGATGCGTAGATCACGTGCCGAGCTACCCTTACCGAGCAGGAAGGTGCGGAGCATGTCACGCAGCCCGATCGTGACCGGGTGCCGCTCTATCACGAACTGGGTCACTAGATCCCCCTGTTCGCGACGACGATCATATCTCTGACGTACGTGGTCTCGATCGCATCTGCGGCGGGCCTGACGTGAGGGAACGGCGGTTGGTCGTACACCCGCCCCAGCGAGTCCACCCCCGAGAATCCCAGCTCGAGGCGGCGTGCTTGCGGAGCGTCGGTGGTCACGATCCTCTGGTTACCGTCTGCCACCACGTACCAGGAGTCTCGGTAGGCACCGGTCTGCACGTTGGGACCTGGACGCCCACTGGCTCGTATCCGGATCTCCTCCACCAGTCGCCTTGCGTTGATGTCCGTGGCCTCGATGATCTCCTTGTCGAGCACCAGAGCCTTGCGGATGAACCGACCCCTGATGTCACGGGCACCCACCACGATGAACCTAGGGACGATCACTGGCCCGTTCCCTCAGCTCCGCTCTGAACTTCGTGAAGATGGTCAGAGACGAGTGCAGCAGTTCACGTATCCGCATCCACTTTCCCAGTAGAAGTGCGTCGTGAGACGTGGCAGTGAACTTGAGCAGATCACCGGGCCTGACCGAGGTACCCGCGGGTACCTTGACCTCGTACTCTCCGACTACCACTCCGGCACCGGACTCCGTCAACATCATGCCGTGAAGCACGTGCCTCAGGCCCGCCTGTCCGTTGTAGACCAGGGTAGCGTCAGGAGCAGGTCCAGTCACGGACCCGGTGACCGGATCCGTGACGTCGTCTAGACTGCCCTCGACGTCTCGCCAGATCTCGCACGAGTCAACGAGGAGCAGGTTGTCTAGACGAGGCCGAAGCCTGGTGAGATCCAGGGGCACCCGCTACTCCTTGACCATCCCGCCCAGGACCTTGAGGGCTGCCTCGCCGGGGGTGAGCTGGATGCAGTCGTCCTCGAGCATCCCCTTCTCGAGCTTGGACGGTGACACCGACCCCAGAAAGCCCCGGATCACGTCGACGGGCGAGACGTCCGTCTGGATCTCGGTGTCGAGGACCGCGTCGAACAGCTCCTTGTCGCCTGACGGGATGGTCCGCTGCATCCAGACCACCCGGGCACCCTTGTCCAGCTGCTCGTTGATCTCATCCCAAGTGAGTCTGAGCAGCTGCTGCCGTGAACCGAACATCACCGGGCCAACGCTGCCAGCTCGACGCCGGCCACGTTGTTGCACCCCAGCTTGATGAGACCGTCGGCTTCCTGCAGGTCCATGGGCAACGCGACGAGCCGGAACCCGTTGACCGCCAGCACGATGTCCACGTCAGGAACCGCCTGCCCGTGGACGACGTGGGGCGTCTTGACGGTCACGGTCCTGCTGGCGCCCGACGTGTTCCCCACGTAGAGCATCAGGTTCGGTGCCGCCGGCACGGAGTCGGACCCGAGAGCAGTCCCCGACGGTGCCTGGACGCTGGTGGCCACCGGAGGAAACTGCACGGGCTGGATGGAGAGTACGGCCATGATGCCTCCTACCGGTCCTGGCCTTGACGAACGAGCTGGAAGAACCGTGTCACAACTGCGACACCTCCTGGCGGCAGAAGATCGCCGTCATCTGCGTACGAGGCCAGCTCGAACAACCGCTTCTGGATCGCCTTGATGTTCTCGGTTGTGTTCTGTCCGTACTCACCAGGCACCGTGAAGGATGCCGGGTCAGCCAGGAGGTCAGCTAGCCGATGCTTCCAGATGTGACGGACAATCCCGACGAGTCCACCGTACTGCTCGTGGAGATCGTCGAGATCGCCGTCCTCTGGTGGTACCGCGTCACCGATCTCGGCGCGGACGATGCTGAGTTGATCAGGTGTCAGAGCCACCGGTGGAACCGCCCTGGCTCCCGGTGGACCCGCTGGACCCGGTGGACTTGGACCTGGACTTCTTCTCGGCCTGGTCCGGAGCGTTGACGTTGCCGTCGGCGTTCTGTGTGCCGAACAGCTTCACCATCGGATCGACGTTGCCGGGGTCAGCGTCCTCCTCGTCGAGAGCGTCCTCGCCGAACTCCTCGACCATCTCCTGGTCCTTGTTGACGGACCGGACGAGCGCGGCGATCTGCTCGGAACTGAGGCCCTCGATGTCGCTGTCCTCGAGACCGACCGCCTTGGCCGCCATACACACGGCGTCGTAGATCTGATCCGAGTACAGGTCCGAACCGGCGGCCTCGGGGTGTCCCTCGACCACGACCTCGGGCTTCAGGTACTCCTCCGCCCACGAGGGGACATCGTCCCCCGGCTGTAGGTCGACGGTGTCGTGGTCCTTGTCACCGACCTGGATCGGGTACTTCGCTGTGACTGTCATGTCTCCTCCGATCAGGCCACGTCGGCCGTGAAGATCAGCTCGGGGTTGGCGATGGCCGGGAGGGCGATCGCCGTGGCGAGCGTGAAGGTCTGGACGGGGTTGTCGTTCTGGAGCACCAGGGCGACCACACCTGCCGCGTCCTGCGCCGTGATCTTGTTCCGCTCGATGAGCCGCACCGCCTCGGCGGTCAGGCCGTAGAAGGTGTTGCCGAGCGGCTCGTCGGCGGGAGGCACGAACACGACCTTGTCCTCGGGGATGACCCGGGTCAAGGTGCCGTTCACCCGCACGCTCACGTCGTAGAAGGGGTCACCTGTGGGATCGGCGCCCAGTCCCATGAGGGGAGGGATGCCGAACTCGGCAAAGATCTCGCCGATGGTGGCCATGTTGACGCGGGCCGTGGTGGTGGCCGCTCCCGCCTGGGCGTACTGGCGGACCTCGAGGTTGACGGCCAGGGCCGCCAGTCGCGATCGAGGCATCATGATGCCTCGGGGCAGCGTGCCCGTGTCCGTCTTGTACGTCTCCAGCCAGGCCAGCAGGTTGGTGATCGGGGTGGCAGTGGCCGCGTTGGCCGTCGTCCACTGCGCGGCACCGGCGAGCACGGGAAGATGACCGGCGGCCACCCCGTAGTCGACCGTGAGGTTAACCCCGTTCTCGTTGATGGTGACGATCCCGTCGGTGAGCACGTCACCTCGGGCCAGCTCGATCCTGCCCTGCACGGCTCGCATCATGCGGGCCGCGTCGTCGAAGATCGCGTCGACGATCGGGTTGTCGGACCCCGTCTCCAGTGCACGGAGTCGGAGGCCCTCCTCCTCGAGCAGTGGGATCTGTCGGGACACCGGAGGCAGCTCGCCACGCTTCCGCGTGATGCCGGGACGACCGGTCATGGGCGGAGGCGTATCCCAGGCCCGGAACTCGGCAACGTCGACGTCCGTGAGGCCGCCGGTGCGCAGTCGGTACTCCAGGTCGGGGAGTTCCCGGTTGGGAAGGATCTGCTCGAGCACGAAACGTGCTCGCAGGGTCTCGTCGTTGTACGCCCTGACGTACTCGGTCAGTTCGACCGGGTCCACCAGGTCGAAGATCATGTTTGCCATCGGTCAGCTCCTACGCGTCGAACCGGATCTGGCCACCGCCGGTGGCGGTGGCGGTCGCCAGCTCTGCCTGGCCGTTGGTCTGCAGCCCACCCGGGGTGCCACCGCCGCCGAACGGCAGGACAGGGAGCCGGGACAGCTTGACCGAGCCACGCCAGAAGAGCGCGCCCGCGGCCTTGCCTGTGACGTTGGTGGCTCGCACCTCGACCGCCGAGAGGAGCAAGCCCCTCGGGATCTCGGCACCGGTCCCAACGGCTCCGTCCGCGAAGGGCACGTACAGGCCCGTCGCAGTGATCCGCGCGAGGACTGTGCCCGACGGGATGAACCCGTTCGGGTAGAACCCCACCGCGGTGAATGTTGAGAGATCGAGCGTGATGCTCCGTGCATCGTCGATCCCCTCCCGAGCGGCGAGCCACGACTTGTCGTCGTTGAGGAACGTCCCCTCGGTTTCGAACTTGAGGTCCATCAGGTGCCCCTTCGTTGGTCGATCTCATCTTGACGCGGTAGGAGGTCCATCTTGAGACGGCCTCCCTTCTCCTTGCGGAGCCTCGCCAGTGCTCGGTCCTTGGCCGTCTCCCCGCCGCTACCTCCGGCAGGAGGACCACCAGGTGTGGCCGAGTCGACTGGTCCACGCCGTTGTCCGTCGGTGGCACCCGGACCACCGTTGCCTCCACTGGAAGCGAAGAGCTGGGGGAACCCTACCCTGACAGCCTCAGCGGCTGCAACGAACGCCTCGACGGTGGGCTGTCCCTTGACCTTCATCAAGCCGGTCGCCGCCTTGGCCTGGTCCCGGTCCATGCCCAGACTCATCAGGGCATCCTGACACAGACCGTCGTAGATGATCTGGTTCGCGGACTGTTGGACCGCCGAGACCTTGGTCTCCTTGTCACCAGCCTCGGCGAGCTTCCGCTCAGCCTCGGTCATCTTGGCCCGCTCGGTCTCCTTGGCGCTCTCCAGCAGGGTCGCAGCCTCGTCCAGGGTCATCCCCAGCTTCTCGGCGATGTCCCGTTCGACGGCCGCCTTGCCCTCTGCCTTCTCTCGAGCTGCGAAGGACTGCGCCCAGGTGTTCAGGTTGTCGAGCTGGTCCTTGGTCGCTCCAGGCTTGTCTCCGGGAGGCGGCGGAGGAGGAGGAGGTGGTGTACCCGCCGGCGGCGTACCTGTGTTCCCTGCGTCACTCATGTCTGATCCTCCAAGAGAGGTCCGTCAAGTTGAGGCGGAGTGTAGCACCTCACTTCACCCGCACCCGCCCCACCCTCTCCACCACCGTCTCAGCCCCAGCCCCGAGCTGGGACCAAAGGGCGAAGTCGTCTCCCGAGGCGATGGGCCACGTGGACCCGAACGAGGGGGTGACCGCTACCCGGGTGAACCCCTTGGACGAGGGCGCAGCTACCCCGTCCCAGGTTCCCGCGACCCAGGTGTCGGGGCGGTCCTCCTTGTTCGTGTAAGTGGTGATCGCGAACTCGATCGAGTACGCGTCCGGGTCCTCGGACGTATCGAGAGGGATCTCCAACTTCTCATCGGTCTCGCGTTCCAGGTTCACTGTTCCGCTCACGGCTCTCTCCTCAGTTCACCGGCCCCGTATCGTCTCGTGACCACCCCCGCAGCGTACCTCCTCGTCACCACCCTTACCCCGTACCTTCTTCGCAGCACTCCGAACTTGACCTGCAGAAGTCCCGGCAGGAACACGTCGAGGTCGGCGAGCATGTCCGAGACCGAATCCAGCTGGGCTGCCAACGTGATCTGCAGACCTAGGATAGCCTGCTGATCCGTGACACTGTCCATGTTGGCCGCTAGACCCAGAGCAAGACGGAGTGAGGCCTGCTGATCCGAGACGGTGTTCACGGTAGCTTCGAGAGGAAGCTGGAGGCCCAGAGAGGCCTGAATGTCGCTCACCGCGTCCATGAACGCCGTAAGTGTCTCCCCCTGGACCGCAAGATCAGCGGTCATGGCAGAGACGGCGTCCAGGGTAGCCACCAGAGGCAGAGCCAGGCGGAGGAACGCAGTCTGGTCTGATACCGCATCCAGATTCGCCGCGAGGGGGAGAGCGAGACCCAGGAACCCTGTCTGGGAGGATACCGAGTCCACCGTGGCTGCCAGAGGCAGGGCTATGCCGAGGGACGCCTGGATATCACTTACCGCGTTCATCACGGCCTCGAGGTTCGTGCCGGCCAGTGTGACGCTGAGATCAGCTGACTGGTTGGACACCAGATCCATCGAGGCAGCTAGTGGCAACGCTAGTCGGAGGAAAGCCTGTTGGTCTGAGACCGCGTCGAGCGTAGCTGCCAGTGGCACCGCTAGGCCCAGTGACGCCTGGTTGTCCGATACCGAGTCCAGTGTGGCAGCTAGAGAGAGTGCGAGACCGAGGCTAGCCTGCATGTCTGACACGGTGTCGAGGGTGGCCGCCAACGCTACCGCCCCTCCGGTACCAGCGGGCCGGACTGCGACGGTCATCGACACCCACAGGCCACCGTCCCCGGAGGTGAACGTGCCCGGGTCCTCGGAGGCGGCGGACAACTCGCGGAGGGCCGTGCCAAGCGAAGCGTTATCGTCGCCGTTCGCTGGGCCGCCACCCGAGTGCAGTAGCTCGGTGTAACTAACCGGCGCTACACTGAAGAGAGCGTTGAACCGGGTGGCCGCGGCAGCGACCCACAGGGCCGCCTCGACATCCCAGCCCGCCGGGTTGAGCGACGGCGGGTCGGCATTGGCGCCCGAGCCCGTGGCGGTGGCCGCCTCGGGGGGAGTCGAGGCGTGGTGGCCGTCCGTGAACGTGAAGACGTGAGCGTTTGACTGCTCGCTGCCGCTCATAGCGACGACGATCGAGTCGTCGGTGCCGTCGAAGCCGCTCTCGGTGCCGTCGATGAACCGGTAAGCGGCGGCGATCACCGCGCCGGTCACGCCCACGTTGCCGACCTGTAGGAACTCAGGCGAGGACGGCCAGGTGATCGTGCTACCGTCCACCGAGAACACGACAAGCACGAGTCGGCCGGACACGTTCGAGCCGTCCGGAAGCAGCACCGTGTGGTTCGTGCCATCCACGGCTGTCCGCGACTTGCGGTAGAACCCGGTGAATCCGCCGACAGTGAAGGCACCGGACGAGAACGGGGTGTCAATCGTGTCGGCGGAAGTGTCGACCGCGATGGTAGCCGACTGGTTCATCAACCCCGACGTGTTCGTCAACTGCACCCGGATGCGCAACCGGTCAGTCGACGCCCAGGACTCCTGGTTGAGCCCGGTCCACGTGAACGTACGGGTCGCTGCTCCGGCGGTCTGGGCGCCCTCGGTGGCCTCGATCTCCGTCCCCTGGAGGGTGCCACCAGCGAGGACCCGGCCGAGGAAGACGCGAATGGCGATGTTGGCGTTCTGGACAGTGATCCGGACCGGGACCGTGAAGTTGCCTATTGCGCCGTTTAGCCCGGGGTCGTCAGCCGGCGTAAAGAAGTTCTGGTTACAGAACAGCCCGGCATTCATGTTGCCGGTGATCAGATCTGCTGAAGCTCCGCCGGCGGTTCGGGAAGCCACCAGATGACGGGTGGTGCCGCCCGTCCCTGCTGGGCCGGTCAAATCTGACGTGGTGCTGCGCTGGAAGTAGGTGACGGTCATCTAGTCCCACCACCCCAGCTTCACTCGGTCATGCTCGAGATCAGGCATATACTCGGGATGCCGGATCTCGAACCCGATAGCGGTAGCGATGACCTCCTCGATCGGTTCACTGTTACCAACGATGCCACCACCCAACACCCAGCGGTCACCGTCCTGGTACAACCAGTAGATCGATCGGCCTTGCACCCGGTAGACGCCGTCAGCGGACTGCAGGTCCACGTAGTCAACACCGGCAGCTCGCAGGTCAGTCCATCTGTCTAGGGCACAGGTGACCTGGGTGCCGTCCACGTAACGCACCGTCACCTGAGAGAAGGCCATCCGGGCCTACTAGCCCGGAGTGCCAGTCCCGTGACGGAACACGAGCGCGCCGACCGCGAAGGACGGGGTGTCCCCGTTGTTCACGTCCTTGGAGACCGTGAGAGCAGCCCAGGCAAGCACGTCGGCTACTCCCTCCACGTCCGCGCTGCACCATCCGACGTGCGTGACCGGGGAGTTGTCCCAGTCCGCTGAGGCTGTAGCATACGCGGCGATCGCGTCGTTGGCCTTAGTCGCTGGCGCGGTGCCGGTGGCGGCTCCCATCGAGGGACTCGCGATCCTGGTATAGCCGCCGGTGGTCGGCTCGAGGAAGTTCCCACCCGCGCCGGTCGGTGTGGTCGACGACAGAGCCAGGAACATCGCAGTATCTGGGGTGTACGCCGGATCGTTGTGGAAGTGGTTCAGGAGTGCCTGCTCGATGGAGTCAACGTACGGCATCTCAGGCCTCCGGGTAGTGGGTGTGCGTCCTGAGGTGTTCCTCGATGAACGCCTTCTGCTGATCGTCCTTGGCCTGCCTGTCCGCCGGCCGCCAGTCCTTGGGGAGCTTGTCGGAGGAGGCCACGGCGTGACCCTCCTCGTCGAGCGTCCCGTCGCCATCCACGAAGTGCTCGGGGCAGAGCTGCTTCTGGGCGTACGCGTCGATCTCCGACATCCTGGTCCCAGCCGGCAGGACCTCCATCTTGTTCGGGGTGTAGTCCTCCCGCTTGGGATCGACTGCCACCGACACACCTCGTTCGAGAACGAACGTCATGTCTCAGCTCCTTGTTGTGATCTGGGTCTCTGTCCGTTCCCCGGAGGGTTGTCACCGCCACCACCACCGCCGAAGGGCGCAGGCTGCGCGGCCGCCTCAACCTCGATCGCCTTCTTCCGAGCCTCACTCATCGCCGGGATCTCGCGACCCAGGTACTCAGCTGCCGCCTCGGGAGACTCCAGGGCCGTGCTCAGCAGGCCTGCGCCCTCGAAGTCCTCCGCCTGGATCGAGTCAACCTCCTCGCTGGCCTCTCTGATGTCCATACCGGTCTCCTCGATGAGCAGCTTGATCGCCGTGGCTCGGCTGATGAGCTTCTCACGGAACAACGTCCCGATGTCAGTGATGATGACCGCGCGGTCCGACGGCAGGAACTGACCAAAGGCCATCTCGATTGCCGGGACAGTATCGATCTTCTCTCGAGAAGGAACCAGGTCGCTGTGAGCATCGTCCAACATCGTGAACCGATGCACAAACTTGAGCAGGAGAGGATACTTCTCCGACCTGGCTAGGCGCATCCGTCGTACCAGAGACCGAAGAGGACCAAACGAGAGAGCCAGGGCGATACCGGAGGGGACCTCGGAGGGTCGCAGCTTGCCCAGCACGGACTCGGGCATCCTGATGTTGGTCGACAACCGCTTGAGCAGCTCCGTGATGTACTTCAGGAGCGCGTCGAGGTTGCGACTGGTGTCGATGACCGTCACCTCTCCCGAGATGACCTGTCCCGGCCCGTACGTCGTGACCTTGCCCTCCTCGTTGGTCTCCACGGGACCCTTGGAACCCAGGGGAGGAGAACCCGTTGTGCGACTCGTCTTGAGGAGATCGGTGTCCGTGCTCTGGATGTCATCGATGATCTGGAGAACCTTCTGGAGCACGGACCGCCCGAAGTGCTCCTTACGCGAGATGGTGTTCGGAAGGTGAACAACCGGAATGAAGTCAATCCCGATGTCGAGGTTGTGAACCACCTCACCCTCCGCGTTCACCGCCCAGGTGGCCTTGGACTCATCGAGGTCGAGCCAGTTACTGGACCCGAGCCTCTCGTAACTCCACGTTCCGTCGCTCTTGAGGCAGGTTCTGGTTGAGGGGTCCTTGTTCCACGGGAACTGGAAGGTTGCTCCCTCCCCGTAGTCCACCAGCTCGTAGGTGATCCGACGAACAAACCTCTGCCTGTTTCGGGTTCGCCCCTCGTACTTCTCGTACTCCCAGGCAAAGTGGACCTTGTCGGGGAACTGCTCACGGGCCTCGGACGGATCCAGCACGGGGAAGTAGAAGCCTGGGTCGTAGCAGGTGACCGTGGCTCGCCCCTTAGTCGAGTCCCAGGCCACCTCGAACACGCCGTCCCCGAGACCTGTGGCGTCCTCCTCGGCCTCCATCACCGTCATGAGCAGCTTCTCGTCGTCCACCCACTTGTCGAAGAAGTCCTGCAACGTGTCCGCGTACTCGTCAGGTTCCTTCTTCGCCCTGGCACCCTGGACCATGACCCTTGTGTCCTCACCGACGATGGCGTCCACCAGGGTCTGTACGATCAGGGCGGGGTCCCCGTACTCCCGACGAGAATCAGGGTCGTCGTCGTTGGGAAGGTACACCCGAGCTGAGTTCTCGAGGTAGGCAGACAGCAACATGTACGCCTGGAGCCGACGCTTGTGCTCGTCAGGTACCCAGGACTTGACGTGACCGACGAGATTCTCGGCGAATGCCGGCTTGTACTCGTAGGCCGAGTACTGGTCGATGGTGAGATCCTGCGTCACGGCGGCAAGGATAGCACGAGATCAGTACAGAGGAACGACCACGAACTTCGGTGCCCACCGTCGGATGTTGACCAGGTCCCAACCGGGGTGTGTACCGAGACCGACCCCCGTGCAGCAGGCGACCGCCCGATCCACCTCTCCCACACTGGTCGAGTGCAGACTGTGCGGGAGAATGAAGGCGTGGTGAGAGGCCTGTCTGAAGTTTGGAGCGAACACCGAGTTGATCGTGGGTACAGGAACCCGGGCGAACTTCTCCCACGGTCCCCAGGGCTGATCTGCCCGGTAGACGTCCACATACGGATCCAACACGTGGGTTCGCCCGACGTTTACCCAGTGGTTGGCCTTGACCCGCAGAGGGTTCCCCGTCACGAACGCGATCCGGCCCTCGTCGTCCACCACCACCTCAGCATCGAGGACGTCAGACGACCAGCCGTCACCCGCCCAGAACTGGTAGGCATTGAGCGTCTGCAGGTTAGTGTTGGCCGTCCTGCAGAACTTAACACCGGTACCTCTGAAGTTGCGCCAGGCGTCGAAGTCTGTCGCGTCGAGGGTGGGGGCATTCTCGTCGACCGTCTGGGCCTGCCCGTAGATGAACCCACTGTTGGCGAGGTCGTCTCTGACGTACGACAGGTAGAAGTCCGACGCTTCGCCCCAACCCGCGGGCTCGGTTCGAACGTGGTCGACATACGTGAAGAACAGGCTCATCTCGACAATGACGCTGTCGGTCACCCCGAAGTCCGGCCCAGGGACGTCCGATGGCAGGTAGTGCCCGACCATGAACGCGTTGCCGGCGAGGTTGGGACGCACCCCGCTGGTGATCCACCACACGACACCCGCTGCCTCTCCGTGTGCCTGGGGGTTGAGGAACAGGTCTGAGGCACCGTCCTTGAGCTGACCAGCCAGCGTCCCGACCGGTTCCTCCTGGATCGCAAACGTTCTCGCCGGAAGTAGGACCGCCCCGTTGGCGAACGTGTCGTCGCCGTCGATGGAGTTGTCGCCACTGATCCACCCGTCCAGGCCGTTCCAGATCTTGGTGGCCGCCCCCAGCTCGACCACGTCGGTGTAGTCACCCCCGAGGTTCTTCCAGATAACACCGCCCCCACCGGCGTCCTGGGTACCGCCCTTCCGGATCGCCTCGAGGTGCTTGGCGTGGTAGTCCTGCGGGAACGTCTGGAGAACCCGCGCTCCGTAGCCCTCGAGGTGCAGATCCTTAGACTCCCTGAGAAAGTCCGGAACCGGCGCGTTGGACGGCAGACCTGACCAGTCAGGATCGTCGTCGGACCTCCAGCCCTTGGGATACCACTCGAACCGGTAGGCGGACCGCTCGACCCTTGCCTTCGGCTCGTTGGGGAAGTCAGGATGAAACATCAACACCGGATCGATCACAGCCCCGCTCCTTCGCGACGAGTAGCGCTGAGCGATGGTATCACCGAGTACCGACGGCTCTCCTGTCCACGACCTGCTTGATCGTGAGGATCTCGCCCTCCGGGACCATCAGCTCCGTCAATCCCCACACGCAGGCATCACCGCGGTCCATGAGGGGGGTGTCCTCGTTATCCGCGTCCACGACGGTCGGCTCGTCCTCCTCTTCGTCCTCGATCCCGAACCGCATCAACTGGTCCTCGAGTTCGACGAGGGACTTGCCGTAGGTGCTCTGCAGGTGATGTACCTCGCGCCTCTCGTAGCACGCCGCCACCGGCTCAGCCCGCTTCACCTTACCCCTGGAGGCCCACACCAGCTTTACCGGTAGACCGGGCTCGACGGCGTGCATGACGGAAGCTACCAGATCTCCACCGTTGTTCTTCTCCGCGATCACCCGGTCAGCCTCGACCCGCTTGTAGACCCGAGCCACGATGCTGGGCCACTCCTCTGAGGAGTGTCGTCCTGAGTGATCCTCGAACACCACGGCATGAGCCCGTTTACGCGGGTTCTCGGCCTTGGAGCAGAACGGGCAGGGTGCCCGCGTCTTTCCTACCACCACGATACCTGTCTCGGCACTGGCTGGGTCGTCTGACACTGCTGGATCGATCGCGATCACGATCCTCTGCAGCAGCTCACCGAGAGAGTCCGAGGTCCCTCCGGTAGCCGTGATGTTCCACGGCTCGAGCCGACAGTCCTCGATGAACTCGGCCTTGATCAGACCGCCTTCGAGATCCTCCAGCACCTCTGCCGCCAACTCCTGACGCCCGATACGGGTGTTCGCATAGGCGTCGTGCAGCTTCTTCAGCACCACCCCCGGGAGGTTGGCCACGTTCTCGTCGGTGTGTCCACTGGTCAGGATGATGCCGTTCTTCGGATCCTTCGACTCCTCCAGCATCTTCTTGATGAACTTGTACGGCTTCGGGGTCGTCGTGATGATCGCCTGGGGATTGACACCGAGACGGAGACCGAACAGCAGCATGTCCCACGTCTTCTGCCTGTACTTCCACGTCGCGACCTCATCGCACCAGGCGCGGTGATGCTGGGGGCCACGGAGACGCTCCGGCTCCTCTGCCGAGAAGATCTTGGCCCGACTACCGTTGGTCAGTACCAGTTCGCCCAGCGACCGGTTCCAGGCAAGCTCGAGAGCCTCGGGGATGATGGCCCGAAGTCCTGACTCGCCCTCGACCATGGTGTCGCGGCCGTCCTGGAAAGTGGCCGCGACCAGTGCGACACGAGCACCCGGGTGCTCGAGCATGAACTCGGCGACGTCCTCGGCACCGGTCCTGGTCTTGCCCCACCCGCGGCCTGCCAGGATCATCCAGACCATCCACGGAAGGTGTCCTCGCTTGACCGCGTACTCGAGACGCTTCTTAGCCTGCCGACGATGCTTACCAGGGAACTTTGCCCTGGCCTCCTCCTCTACCTCCCGGCAGTGTGCAGGATCATCGCAGAGGTAGTGGTCATCGGGCGTGATCTGCTTGGCTCGGACCTGCAGTAGCCAGCGAACCCGTACCTTGGCGGCGATGTCGAGCTTGGAGAGCAGCTTTATGCGTAGTTCGGGTGGAAGCTGCTTGATCCGCTCAGCTATCTGGGCGGCGGAGGACACTCACCCTCCCGGAGTGCTTCACGACCACCGCGTGGGTGCCGTCGACGGGACAGGCATATCTATGTCCAGCCGTGTTCTTGTCGAACAGGTAGACGGACCCGTTTCGGCCTGCGACGGCCTCGTAGGCGTCCGTGGTGACGTCCTCACCCTCGAAGATGACCTGGACCTTACCACCGTCACCCCAGCGGGCACTGACGTGCTCGACGCCCTCCAGCTTGTGGTCGGGCAGGCCGTAGGCGTCAGTCCTACAGAGAGCACACCTGACGATTCCTCGCGGGGTCATGAAGGCAGGCTGTTGATCAGTCATCGCCTGCGTCTCCTCCGTCTTGTCCGTCCGTGTCTGGCCCAACGCCGGGCCATCCTCGGTTTGTTCTTGAACATCCACCGGCGCTGCCTAGGCGACTTGAACGGCATCAGCCTGAGTTGAGGTGGTCCAGTGCTCCGTCGAACGACCGGTACAACCAGTACCCGAGGCCAGCGCCCACCGCGGCGCACCCCAGGGCGGCGAGAGCGAACTTCTTACCCACGAGCCACACCTCCTCGGACAGGAAAGCGCTGCACGGTCTCGTGACGACGAAGCCCGGCGCGGGCCTGGGCCTGCTTGCGCTGGTTCCTGCGCAGACGGGTGTTCCTCCGACGGTTCACACCCCGACCCCGGGTCGTGCCCCGTCCTCCGATACGCGAGCTGGCCATCACTACCTCCGTTATGTCCGACGGATGAAGAATCCTCGCAAGAAGTAGACCAGAGCCGTGAAACCCGCCACGTACGAACCTACGTAACACAACGCTGACTGTGCCCAGGTCTCCTCGTCGACGCTCCAGGCCAGAGCGGACAAGAACAGAAGTGTGCCCACCACGAGAGCGATCGCGGCTGTAGCAAGGTCACGGTTCACGAGAGGACCCTACCACTAATCACAAGGCTCCCATCAGTCGCTCACGTTCCTGCTCCAACCGACGTTCACGGTCGCGGGCCTCCATCCTCTCGCGGGTCCGCCTCCAAACACGCAACTGGCTGCTCTCCGGCGGAGGAGGACGCACGTTGATGGCGTGCCGGTTGAGGAACGTCTGGCGGTCCTCCTCGTCGTAACACCGAGGACTCGTCCACCCGTGTGTCTTGCAGATAAAGTAGAAGCTGCGCTGGGCCGTGTTCTGGATCCGCAACAGGCTGCACAGTTTCAGATCAGGTTCCGGCATCTCGATGAAACCCCTGTATCTCGTCTACGACAGTTCGGGAACTTGATTCTCCACGAACGTAGTCCTCGAACTCTGTCGCTACGTCGATCGTCATCCGGATCAGCTGGTCCTGGTTCCACCACATCTGCGGAACCCGAGCTGCCACGATCCTGGACGCGGACGCCAGGGTCTCCATCCTGATCTCCTGCCCAGAGGTCAAGGGGAATTCGTGATGCAGCTCGGCTGTCGACGGAGACGGGAACGTCTCGTCGAGTATCTGCCACTCGCGACTAGAGACCGGACGCCAACGCTGGTCGTCGTCCGTGTGGTCGTCGTCCTGTGGGTTGTCTGGTGTATCTGCCATGACCCCAGGGTATCAGCTGGGAGACGCGGGTGAGGAGTCCTCCGTGCCAGTGGGAGCAACAGACTCCGCGATGGCCAGGATCTCCTTGTCGAGATCTCGGTCCGCGGCCTCCTCCTTGTCGAGAGTGATCGTCTTGCCCACGGTCCGGTCCAGGATGATCTCGGCTGCCTTGAGCCGGTCCTGAGGACGAGCCATCTCGTCCTCGACGATGCTCATGACCGCGGTGACAGCTGCAGCCGCGGCGAACTCGAGGTGCTGCCGGGCTGCCTCGATACGAGCCCGCTTAGCCGAGGCCCCGATGGACCTCTCCTCCCCCGGACTGTCAGGCGTAGGAGTGGCTGCTCCGTGGAACCTGCACACGGTGGTACCGAGAACTGCCTCGTTCCCGCACCTGATCCCGGTGACGCTGGCCTTGGCCACGCAGCGGGGCTTCCCCCTGACGGTCAGGTCCTCAGGAGCGACAGCTCCCATCGCCATCCTCTGCAGGTGCTTGGTCTCCTCCGTCAACCGCCAGTCGGGTGGCGGAGGCAGGGTCCAGCCGTCGATCGGCACGACCTTCGGCTTCCCGCGAAGCTGCTGCTCTGCGTCCTCCATAGCGGAAGAGGGTACCACCTACGCAGGAGTAGTAAGGAGTGCGATTCGGTTCTCGAGCAGGTACTGGACCGCGTACTCTCCGAAGAGGTCCACGAAGTCGATGTCCAGCTCACCCTCCAGTGCCACGGTGACCTGCATCTCGTCCGTGATCCGGGTTCCCTCAAGGGTGGCCGACCAACTGGAGAGTTCACGCTCGATGAACGGACCCATGCCACGGTCATAGTAGTTCTGTTGAATCTCGAGACGATACGGAGAACGGCGACTGTTGAACACGTAACGAGCCATCAGCACACTGTGTCGTCGATGGCCTCTATCCAGGCCACGGTCATAGCTGCCAACTGAATTAGCTCTTTACGCAGATTGTTGATACCCTCGGGAGTTCGATGTTCAGGGACGAAGATCCGACCTTCGATGATGGCCCGGCCGACCCCCTCACCAAACTCCTCGGCCAGGACTGCGAGCCACAACGGGTGGTCGAAGTCCATCCGCTCCATCGAGGTACCGCCGTCCTCCCCATACTTCTCGGGATGTCCCTGGTCGTGCTTTGCGTGTGCTCGCATCCGCTCACGGTGAATCTCGTGGTACGGTCGCCAACCGTGCATGGGAATGTCAGAGTTAGTTGGAATAGTTCTACCGGTTCGCATCAGAATCACCAGTCCTCCGGTTCACTGCCCGTTCTGATCAGCCGCCACAAGGTTCGGACTGACTGACGCAGGTGCTGGTAGACGAGCTGGGACCGTCTCTCGTACTCAGTGATCCCAGGCGCCACGAGCTTGTCCCAGTCCACCTGCCAGGTCCAGTTGTCCACGTATCTCCAACGATCGTAGACCGTAGGAACGAAGTAGATCCTGGTCCTGCCCTCGTCGTAGAACCTGGTCACTTGTCGACTCTCTCCAGGATGTTACCGAACACCTCGTGCAGCTTCCGCACCACCTCGATGTTCAGCTGAAGAGACGGGCTACCGGACGACTTGAGGTAGACAACCCCGGGAGAGTCTCCCACCGTACTGACCTCGTACTCACGGGTATCTCCCAGCTGGGTTCCCCAATGATGGATGATCTTCCAGCGGCGACGCTTGGTCACCTGTTCGAACGGACCGTGCATCTCGGTGCTTCCGACCCAGGGCATCAGAACCACCAGTCCACGACAAAGGCCACCAGGATCACGATGGCCGCAATGGCCCCGAGGGTGTAGGTCAGGGCGTCCCAGTTCTCACCTCGACGGTTCCAGGGAGTATGTCCAGTTCCCATCAGATCTCCTCCTGTTGGTGTACGTGGCCGATCACGGCGGTGCTGGCTGTGGGCGGCGACACCAGGGCACGCAGATAGGCGGGCACATGGTCGCTCGCTCGGTGGATGGCAGCTTCGAGTTCGGCTACCCGGGCGTCGACCTTCTCGCACCGCTGGTGCTCGTTGACTGACCACCGATTCGCCACGATCCAGCGGAGGACGGCCGTGACGGTCAGGTCGATCAACCGGTTCCACTGCTCGATCGGGTCACCTTCCACGTCGGACTCGTCACCGCGAGCCTTGGCGTTGAGTTGCATGTAGAGCTTGCGGATCTTCGGGATGACCTCGTCGTAGACCTCGGCGCCGTTGCAGGCCCGGTACAACTCCCACTTCTCCAGCAGTTCGTCACGTGCAGCGTCTCGTTGGGCGAGAGTGGCCCGCAAGGCCGCAGCCAAATCTTCGATGAGACCACGCTCGTCCTGGGTGACGTCCCAGTCGTCGGCGCGGGCGAGTAGATCGGTGTGGTCGGTCATGGCTGGTCGTCTCCTGTGAGCGGCGTGTGGGTCGAGCCGCACACGCATCGGCAGCGGCCCCTGTGGTCTCTGGAACGGTCGCAGTAGCAGCCGCCCGTCCAGTTGCACGGCTTCGGCGACGGCCAGGCGTTGAGGCAGTGATCCGTTCGGACGGCGAGCGGGGTCATGGCCCTGCCGTCTCGATCAGGTACCCGAGCAGCTTCTCGGCTGCTACGCGGGCTTCCTCAGGAGTGATGAAGCCGTCGGTCGACCTGACGGTGAGAGCCTCCTTCCGGCCCTCCTCCCGGCCGGTCTCCACCGCGTTGGCGAACCAGACACCCATGATCTCGAGCGTGGTGGACGGTCCGGTCCACCAGGAGATCGACTCGTCTTCGTGGAGAGTTCCGATCCGGAACTTCTTGGCGAACTCGGTCGCCCACATGTATCCGCGGGTCTCTCCCCTGTCTCGCAGTTCGTTCGCGGTACTGAACTCGGTGGACATCTGGTCGTCCTCCCGGTCCATCTCCCTCGCGCGAGCAGTATCCCAGGTATGTACTCCACCCAGGTGTCCACGACGTCGTACACAGGGCGACAACCCTTCTACGACCTTCCCGCACAGTTTCTGGTCACTCATCTGAACCACCTCTCTCGCAGTTGCTTTCGTAGACGCAGGTACCTGAGATGCTCGGCCAGTCGGAAGTGGTGGTACCCGATGTGACCCCGGGGATGCCAGCAGGGTCGGTCAAAGGCCGAGTGATGACGGCACCGCCTGAGCAGCCGGGCCAGGACCCTCGAGGGGTAGTGGTGTCCGAAGTTAGTCAGGCCCATCAGGGGCAGTCCCACTGCTCAGTGGCGTCGCAGCCCTCGCGGGCACACCAGGTCGTGTAGTAGTTGATCGGCATCTTCGGATCGTTGGCCCGGTGGACAGGCAACCAGGACACCCAGGCGTGGAAACCGAGCTGACACTGTTGCCAGCCCTGGCGACTGAGGTCCAGCTTCTCGACGTCGAACACGCCCGCGGGAGCTGCCAGGCCTGGGTCAGTGTCGAACTCGGTCGCGAGGACTGGTTCGTCGGGTTTGTCGTAGTCCGAGGAGGCGTCGGACCTATCGTCAGGGCCGTCGGGCTTGACCGTGCTGTAGTCCAACACCCGCCTCTCGAGGTTGGCCAGGGCCTCCCGGCAGGCGAGCGCAAGCCTCCGGCCCCGCCAGGTGCGATGGGTGATCTCCATGCGGCACGCCACCTCCTCGAGCAGATCCCGGGTGGTGGCGAGACCGAGCTTGGCCGGCTCCTCCTCCTCGAAGCTCCTGAGGACACTATCCCTGAGGACGCTGTTCCTGCTCTGGACCTCGGGATGCGGTAGCGGACGTCCGTAGGCGTCCACGTCCACGTCGTCGGCCTGGATCTCCTGGTCCACCAGCGGTCCGTGGCCCTGGTCGGGTTCGGTGATCCCTGGGTCATTCAGGCTAGGCCCGAGACAGGCGGTCAGGTTTAGCCAGGCGCGGCGGGCGTGGAAGCCCGTCCCCCAGAAGGGGGCGAAGTGAACCTGGCTGGGCTGGAGCCGCAGTCCCCGCAGCTGGTCGAGGTCGTGTCCGCCCATGTTGCAGACGGCGCACGTCCGAACGTGCACGGTCCGTCGCGGGTCGTAGGGCAGACCGAGGTTCTCGAAGAACTCCTCGAGCTTCACGTGGTGGTGCGTGACCACCACCTGCTTCGAGAGGTCGCTGCTCGGCTTGCCGTCCGATGGGGTGGGATTTGGTCTGGGGTTTGCTTTGCGCTGGTGGTCCTGGTCGGTGCCGTTGCGGGGGTCGGTGTGGGTGGTCGTCACCGGGGTTCCTCCTTCGGAACGTAGTACTCCTCGATCCAGGCCAGCAGAGCGTGGCCGACCTCCTGCGCCCGGGTGCTCTCGAAGATGCCCGAGGGAACCTCGCTCCAACACACGCTGGCGGCGCCGAGAGCCTGAAAGACCACGTTACGCAGCGTCAGCTGCTCCTCGTCCTCGTTCTCGGTGAAGATGAAGCCAGGCACGGTCAGAACCCCCCGCCGCCGGTCGTCTTCTGCAGTCGTCGGATCTCTCGATCGGTCCTGTCAGCCTCGGTCATCAACCTCCGAAACCGGAGGTGTTCGGCCAGTGCCAACAGGCCGATAAACAACACGGCAACCAGTCTCACGAGTGTCTCCTGTGTGGTAGGTGTCTGGAAACTCCCAGACTACCAGCCCTGGAGCCGCCGTGGGGACACCTCCGCTGCGGATACCAGTTGGTGGGGGGCGTCCCGCGGTCGCGCTCCGGGTTCAGGAGGTCCGGGAGATCGAGGCAGCAGCGAGGGCGGTACTCACCGGCAATCTGAGAGGGAACGGACAGCTTGTGTAGGCGGTTTAGTCTGGGAAACGGGGGAGCGAGGTGGGTGTAGATATGGGTGGTACGGCGGCTTTCCGGCCGCAAATCGTCGGCACCCCCTGTGACCTGGGACTATGTCCTGTTTACCGCTCCCCCTCCCCCCTCCCCCTACACCTCTCTCTCTTTCATGTGAGGATGTGACATATGTCACAACATTGGGACTAGACATCTCTTGCCCCAAGGCTCATAGTGGACCTAGAAGCAAGAAGCACCCACCACCCAAGGGGTCAAGCTCATGACAAGAAGAAGGAGTGAGAACCTCACTCATGGCTCTCCCTACCTCCAAGCTCTCTCCACCATGAGAAGGGGTGAGGATGCAAGGAACAAGCCGCATGATGATGAGGAGTTCCCCCTCTACCTCCGCAAGAAGGCCATGATTAGGTGTGCCTGTAGGCACCACTCCCATGGTCACACCTCCACCGCACACACCCACCATGTGCACAAGACCGTGTTCACCCCTTGAGGGGTGAGAGCTAGGCCGAGAGGAGGGCCACCCCCATGGGGCGGTACCTCCCCCGGGCTAGGTAAGCACCGGGCACACAGAGAGAGGAAGCGACACATGCCCACCACGAAGCCCAGCACGGCCAAGAAGGCCGCCTCGAAGGCCGAGGCCAAGACCCGCACCACGGTGAGGGCCGAGGTCCACTTCCCGGCAGTCCTCGAGGCCCTGAAGGGCAAGAAGGACGGGATGACCCTCCAGGAGATGGTGGCGGCCACCAAGGTCGACTACCGCATCCTGCACAACGTCACCTGGCGCCTCGAGGGCAGCCCCGAGGTGCGGGACAAGACCAAGATCGGCGAGCTGCGCAAGCCCGACGAGAAGCGGATCCAGCGGGTCGGCGAGGGCCGGACCGTGCGGTACGCCCTGGTCCCCACCCGCAAGCCCCGGGCCCGCAAGGCTCCGGCGAAGGCAAGCTGAGCGACAGGCGGGACAACGGCGTCCCGCCAGTCCTCTCCTCCCACCTGGGCACAACGGCGTGCCTAGGTGGGGGCAGAGGGCGGCAACCAGGCTGTCCGTGAGAGAGGAAGCGACGAGCCATGCGACGAGCAGAGCAGGCGATCGCGGCGACCGCCGTGATCGTGGCCTTCGGCGTGGGCTGGTGCAGTGGAAGCGTCCCCGGTGACGAGGACGAGGCTCCACGTGTCCAGACGACCACGACGGTCAAGCCGACGACGACCACGACCGAGCAGATCGTGCGGCCACCGGTGGACGACACCAGGTGTGCCGGCGACGAGCAGCCAGTCGACTACGGCAACGGCGTCACGGTGTGCCTGCACACCGAGGGCGACGGCTGGCATGTCCTGAAGGTGCAGTGATGAACGCGATCGACTGCCACCCGAGCAAGCACGTGGAGATCGCGACCGCGATCGGCGCCGGGCACCAGCTACGGCGACTGACCACCGGACACCTGATCGAGGTGACCAAGGACGACGTCCGACAACTGGTCTGGAACGGCGAGTGCTGGTCCTGGGTCACCGCACCCCGGTTGAGCTGACATGCGAACGGCCGGAGCGGGGGTCGAACCCCGCCCGCGCCACGATCCGGCGAACGAACGGCCGGACAGACGAGAGGAAGCGACGAGATGGCGTACGAGCGACACGACGCCGCGCCCGTCCTGCAGAACGACGGTCGACTGACCGTCCAGTGCCGGTGCGGGTACGCGGACGGTGGGTACATGGACACGGGGCCGGCGACGGCCTCAGCCGTGACCCACAACTCGGTCATGGCCGTGATCGACCAGGCCGACGAGCCGATCGGTACCGGGAGGTGGCCAGGGTGACCACGAACGGCATTCTGCTGTTCCGCAGCCAGGCTGCACTCCAGTCGTGGGTGCGGCTCCAGCTGGCGTACAACCGCGAGCGACGCAACTACTTCGTCGGGTTCCGGGACTCCGGATCCCACGGGCGAACCTTCGGGGTGTCCTTCGGACACGCCGACTGGACCGACCTGCACGTGCGGGACATCTTCCCGCGGGTCGTACACTGAGAGACGGAGATCGCCAGACGAACGAACGAACGAACGAACGAACGAACGAACGAACGGATCTCGCAGGTGAACCAGGCAGCGGACGGAGCTAAACGGAGACGGACGGCGACGATCGATTCTCCTTGCTGCTCCCCTCCGTCGTCCTGTCACGGTTTCCATACGGCACCGTATGGACGCGGCACAGCAGCTGTTTCGCTGTAACCGTTCACCACGAGATCTCGTCTGGACGAACGACTGCCTCACGGGACGGCACCCTGGTCACCCGCATACCTAGGTGGTAGTTTGGTGCGAGTGGTAAATCTAGAAAGCCCTCTGAGGGCTCCGTTAAGTCTTAAGTTTCACTTCGAACCCGTTCTAGGATTACCACTCGCACCCAACGATAGCCCCACTATGATCCGGATCGCACCAGGTCAAGGGCCGTAGCCAGTTCGCGGCCAGGATCGCTAGTGGGGCGGAAGGAGACCGCCCTACTATGTCCCTCACTGAGCAGCAGCGCTACCACCTCCTCCGGCCCCTCGTGGACCAGCGGGTCGCGGTACAGGGAAGGGTCGTCAACGCCTTCTGGCACTACCCTCCGAAGGGTGGTCAGTACCGGTCGGTCGACATCGAGATCTACCGTTTCGAACCGAGCACCACCGAGGCAGCCGTCGTTCACCGCGACCTCGAGAGACACGACGCGTACCCGGTGATGCTCCAGTGCCGGTTGCCGAGATCGCTCGAGCTCGACGTAGGCACGACGAAGCTCGGTCCGGTCAAGCCCCCGATCGAGGTCTACCTCCAGGTGAGGATCCGAGGTCTGCGCGGGTATACCGGGGTGACGCCGGGCGTGTTGACGGGATCTCGCCCGAGAACGCCGGGGTTGAAACCGGAGGACGACCCGACACCCAACCTCGATCCGATGGCGAGGGAGTTCAACCGCCTAGCACGGTCTGACCGTTCTGAGACGGCGAGCCCGCCCGATGCCGAGGAGCGTTATGCCCGCTCGGCCACGACGTTTCACCGCCCTGATCCGGTCGATCTCGAGTGGCTTCAGAGCCTCTCCGACGAGCAGACGGCCGAGGTTCTCGAGCGTCTCAAGAAGGGCGAGACCGTAGCCGACATACGACAAGAGAAGGAGAACGGACAGTGACCAAGACCGCACGACTCATCTACGACCACGACGAGAGAGGAGACCTCACCGACAAGCTGCTTGCCGTCGAGATTCCGGCCGATCCCGAGATGGCCGCCTACGTGATGAACGCACCCGAGGACGACGACGGCCGCTCGGGTTGGCTCTGGTTCCAGTTGCCGAACGGCGACTGGATCCTCGGAGTCTGGCCCAGGGGCGAGACCTACTTCGCCACTGAGCTGGACCGGGAGTACGACTTCGAGGAGGACGTGACCGACCCGCACGCCATGGACGCCGAGGGGTATTCACCCCCGGTTCCACCGACAGAGGACACCAAGCCTCTCGTCGACCAGGCGTTGGGCCGCCAACAGAGAAGGAGATGACAACGTGGGTGACCACGACCAGTCAGACCCGGGTCACTATCTGACCGATGTTCAGGCGAGAATCCGACGAGGACGACGTCTCGCCACCGAGTTAGGCGACATCCTCGTGCTGGAGGACGACGTCCACCACGTCTACCTC